CTCATTTTCGACCGCTGCGGGCGGCAATCCGGTTGGCTGGCACATCCAGTCAACACCCCTATTATAAATAGATATCGGTACAAAAGTAAATAGCCAATTGGTCATTTTTCTCAAAATTAACAAAATAGTTGTAACCCCTTACGGTATAATAGTTTAGATAGGAGGATTTAGCATGAATTATCAATTTCGCAACGTAAATGACGCTTTTTTTGGTTTGGTCTGGGATATGGAACGGCTGGGAACCTACTCTAATTTCACACGACAGACTGACAGCCGAGCCGGCAAAGTCAGGATGTTTTGCCAGCCGGTTATGGTCACCTACACCAATCCGCTAGAGCGAGTCTTGTTCAATCGGGCTAGGGATGCTAATCCATTCTTTCATTTATTTGAATCGTTGTGGATGCTGGCTGGACGCAATGATGTTGCCCCACTGGCTTATTACAATAGCAAAATTTCAGAAATAGCCAGTGATGATGGCGTGGTGTTTAACGGCGCATATGGTCATCGTTGGCGCACCCACTTTCAAGATTATGGGAAGGAAAAATTTGATCCCTGGACAAACATTGATCAGCTGTATTATCTAATTGAGCATTTACGCAAGTCTCCCAATAGCCGTCGATCTGTGTTAGAGATATATGATGCTTCTCACGACTTGATGTTATTGGATGAAACTAAAGACATTCCATGCAATACTCATGCCTACTTTAGCTTACGGCAAGATGAAGAGATTAACAACAAATATTCTTGCTTTGAAGAGGATAATGAATATGAAGGCCAATATGATACTTATCTTGATATGACAGTTTGCAATCGCAGCAATGATCTGGTATGGGGTATGTTAGGAGCCAATGTTGTTCACTTTTCTTTCTTACAAGAGTACATGGCTGCTTGCATTGGTGTTAAAGTGGGCTTATACATACAGTTCACCAATAATCTCCACGCCTATCTAAATAGATTTGAGCCAGGGAAATGGATACATGATAAAACTGAATTTGATTACGATCACTGTACAGCTGTTCCTCTGGTAAAAGACCCCTCTACATTTGATTTTGAAGTGGGGGAATTTATCGACAATAAGGACTGGACTAGAGTATGGCAAGAACCATTCTTGAATACAGTGGCTGCTCCTATGTGTTGGGCGTTTGAATTACACAAGCGACGGGATTACCGCAGTAGTCTGAATGCTATTGAAACTATTGCTGCTGGCGATTGGCGTCTCGCTGCTCGTAACTGGATAGAGAAACGTAAGGCTAACTGGGAGAAGAAGAGTGCACAAGCCAGTACTGACTAAGGCTGATTTTGTATCCCGTTACATAGCTGGAGAATTTGGCAATCATTCTCCTACCTGGGGGACACTAGATGAATTTCTACAGGCTAAGTATACTCCAGGCAGAAGCAATAAGCTGGGACAATGCCATATTCGCAACCGTATTGCCGGAGGGGCAACGTACTATAACATTCCATGCATCGAGGTAGAGCATAGGTGGAAGAGGCTGGTAAAACATGGTGTGGATCCAACCAGCCTGTATATATCTCTCATGGCTCCTACTGAGGAGACTATTTTTCAAGGTGAAGTTATGCGAGGGTTGTGGGGGCTAGAGCTAACCTACACCACTGTTGCTCTACCAATGCGTGATGCTTTATTAAAGGATACTAGACTGGCTAGGGGTATAATAGCTAGTTCGTTAGTAAAGCACTTTTTGTGTGATAATAGCTACGAATGGCTGCAGAGTTTACTGGATAACTATCCAGACCATGTGGTGGAGTTTTCTACCTATGGAGTTAATTGGGGCACCTTGCCCTCTTACAATACTGTGTTCTGGGAGGTTCGCCTTTACTAAGGGAGAAACGATGATGGATCTTTACAAATTACAACAGACGGTCAGGACTACTGAGTGTGACCAAGAAAAGTCAAAGCAAAGGTTGGCTGAACTGTCTGTAGACTATACAAGGCTGCTTCACTCTGTAGTTGGACTAACAGGTGAGGTAGGGGAACTAGCAACTGCTATAGAGAGGCATCTATTCTATGGTGGTGAATGTGATGAAGCCAATATCATAGAAGAATTGGGTGATTGTCTTTGGTATATAGTACAAGGTTGTCTGGCTTTACACATAGCTCCAGAAGTGGTTGTCAGTAAGACAATTGCCAAGCTAAGTACAAGATACAAAGAAAGAACACACAAGGAGATAGCTGAGGAGTCCAACAGGGATAGGGCAGCAGAGCAAAGGGCTATGGAAGGGTGCGTACACGTATCGGACTATGCACGCACTGAACACAGAGAACAAACGGGTGCTGGCTGGGCCGAACCCATGGAGGAGGACGATTGTAATGCCTAAGGTTGAAAACAATATTCCTGAGAAAATACGGCCGTATATATTCCATGGTGTGAATCTTACTTGGACAGATAAGGTAGCTACTGGTGATTGTCCTTGGTGTGGTAAAGAGGGCAAGTTTTCCGTTAGTGTAGAAACTGGTCAATGGCGGTGCTTTGTATGCGGAGAAGGCAACGATAAGGGGGGAGGCAATATCTACACTTTCCTTCAACTACTCTGGAAGCTAGCCGATAAAAATACAATTGACTATTCAACTCTAGCTGAAGACCGTGGCTTATTACCAGAGACCTTAGTACAGTGGGAGCTAGTCGTATCACCATTGACCAGCGATTGGTTGATACCTGGGTATAACGCAAAGAAAAAGCTCTGCCAACTGTATAAACGAGTAGTCGGTGAACAACGTAGCTACTTACTACCTACCCCTGGATTAGGTCACCAATTATTTGGAGTACCCTTACTAAACAAGAAATGCTCTACCATCTATGTGTGTGAAGGGCTATGGGATGGTATGGCCTGGTATGAAGCATTAAGCAGATGCAAGCAAACAGAGGATGAACTGACTGTAACGTCTAATGTTTCTTATAGTCTACTAGCAGAAGCTAATGTTTTGGCCGTGCCTAGTTGTAGTACATTCTCTGAGTCTTGGCTGCCTCTGTTCAAGGATAAGACAGTTGTACTATTGTACGACAATGACCACCCACGTGAAAATCCTAAGACGAAGAAGATTGTCCCTCCTGCTGGTTGGAATGGTATGAAAAGGGTTGCTGGTTTACTTAGAGGGACAGCCAAAGAAACCAAGATTATTCATTGGGGAGAAGCCGGCGCAGAATACAGCGATTCTCTCCCTGCCGGTTGTGATGTAAGGGATGCCTTGGCTAACTGTGGTGACAGCTTAATAGAGGGTGTTGATTATCTATTAGGTAGAATCGGTGATGTACCTGAATCATGGAAGAGCGGTAAGAAGGGTAAAAAGTCTTGCAGCCATAGTGATGGGGATGGCTTAGAATGCGTGCCCTGCTCTAAGTACAAGGAGGTGGTCAACGCTTGGCGAAAAGCATTGCTATGGACTGATGGGTTAGATAGAGCACTAGCTTGTATGCTCGCCTCTGTTGCCTCTACACAGATGCTGGGTGACCAACTCTGGCTGAAGGTGTTAGGCCCTGCTGCTTGTGGTAAGAGCACTCTCTGTGAAGCTATTTCTATCAACAAAGACTACGTGCTAGCAAAAAGTACTATACGCGGTTTCCATAGTGGATTTAAGGAACAAGGGGGAGGTAAAGAGGAGGACAACTCACTATTGAGTTTACTATCCGGTAAAACCTTAGTCACCAAGGACGGTGACACGCTGTTACAGAGCCCTAACCTACCGCAGATTCTCAGTGAGGGTAGGGATGTATACGACGGAGTATCCAGAACCCACTACCGTAACACTATGAGCAAGGACTATGACGGCCTAAGAATAACTTGGATTCTTTGTGGTACTAGTTCTCTAAGGCAAATAGATTCTTCTGAGCTAGGGGAGCGGTTCCTCGACTGTGTAATCATGGAGGGTATAGATGATGATATGGAGGATGAAATACTAGAACGTGTAGTACATCGAGCAGCTAGGGATGTGGCTATAGAGTCTAATGGCGAGGCCAATAAACATTATGCTCCTGAGATGACCAACGCCATGCAATTGACTGGGGGATATATTACCTGGCTGCGTGAAAATGCTGTAGAGAAGCTAGCCAAGGTAGAGTATTCTCCAACAGTCCGCAGACAGTTGACTAGATTCGGTAAGTTCGCTGCCCATATGCGAGCCAGACCTAGTCTAAGGCAAGAGGAGGTAGCCGAGAGGGAATTTGCTACACGGCTAGTCTCCCAACTAACTAGGCTATCAGGCTGTCTGGCTTTAGTTCTTAACAAGGATTCCATAGACGATGAGGTCATGCGCAGGGTAAGACAGGTAGTTCTAGATACTAGCAGAGGACGCACGCTGTCTATAGCTACGCACTTGTACAAGGCTGATAAAGAGATAGGATTAGAATCAAACACACTAGCTGTGTTAATAGGACAAACAGAAGATAAGATTCGTTTGCTGTTACGTTTCCTACGTGCTATTCACGTGGTGGAGTTTCACCATCCTCTTAATAAAAAGGGAGGTAAGGGTAGAGTGCATTGGAGGCTAACCACAAAGATGCGTAGACTATTTATGGATGTGAATAGAGAACAAACGGAGGCGATAAAGTGAAATATCAATTCATTCTCTGGCCGATATTCGATAGCGAATCGTGGCAGCCGCTGTTTTATTTCCAGCGGTTTAGCTATGCATCGTGTTATTCGCGGATTTACAATTGGGTCATCGGAATTGGCCCGGTGGAGGTGCGAAAATGGAAGTGAAGAATTTATCCGAGCGATTGCGAAAATCAGCCGAATACCTACACCATTTAGCCGCGATTTGGATGTCATCCACTCGCTCTTTAGATTTTTCGCGGCAGGTGGCGGAGATGCAAGAGGCGGCGGACGAAATCGAGCGGCTGCGGGCTATCGTTGACAAGTTGCCTAAATGCTGGAGACTAAACGAGCAAGGTGAGCTTGTGCAAGATGAGCCGGTGTATCCAGGCATGAATGTAGTGTTCATTAGCAGAGTAGTTACCAACGGGGTTATAAAAACATTTTATGATGAAGTGGGGATATTGACAATCGACGTTAAAGAAGACTGTAGCTTTGACATTATAATTCGAACCGGCAATGGTGACGAATGGTACACAGTCGAAGATGAATTGTACCTAACCCGCGAAGCCGCAAAAGCGGCAAAGGAGAAAAACCAATGAAACCATTCACGATTGAAACGCCGGTGTTGAGGCTGAACTATAGCGGAGATTATTATCGGTATCGCGGCGAAGAAATTTTATGTCGCGATTACTTGGCTAAATTATTTCAGATTGAACAACCAGGACGCATATCGTTTTTGCTGTCCAGTAAATATTCACGCGACGCCTGGAAGATGACGGTTTCTGTTATGGCGTGGGAAGATTATGCTTTTGGCAGTGATGAAAGCGACGACGTGTATTTTTTTATGTGTGATAAATTTGACGAACCAACCGAACTAGCCAGCGGCATAGGCGACCGCTGGCTTTGCAAACACACACCTCTCGGCGACCTCAAGCCCGGCGAGTCGGCAACTGTTTACGTCACGCTGTATGTGCATGAGGAGTAATAAATGAGCACATTCACCAGCGCACAAGTCACGGTAACGGATGCCAGTGGATGCACCCACTATGCTCGCCGGCGACTTGCAACGAGGCGGCGGATAAACTAGAACTGCAAGATAAAATTCTTGAAGCTGCGTGGAAGCTATTAGACGAGTGGAAAGGGATGGGCGATGACTGAAATAACAGACTGGTGGCCTACCGTCGAGCGATTTTTGCAAGCGGCTGGAATCAAACCGGCGTCATGGCATGAAACCGTTCCCGAGCAAATAGAGCGGGCGATTGAGCGTATCGAGGATATGCGGAAATTTAAGTTTCCGAATGAAGTTATTTTATTTTGTGAAAACATTAAAGCCACTGAGGCGGCAAAGGAGAAGCAATGAAGTTTGAAGATGCGATTATGCAACTGAAACATGCCAGTAAAAATCCAGGTACACTGCCAAGCATCGCGTGCATGAAAGCGATTCTAAAAGAGATTGAGCGGCTAAAAAACGAAATCGCTGATGGGTATTGTCTCGCATATAATTCTCTACCGGATCGAGAAATGGAAGATCAGGAAGATGATTTGTGTGCGCAAATCAATCGGCTAACTGAATACATCGAACTTCATAAAGCGGAATCTGATATTCTGAAAACCGCTCTAACCGATATCCGTAATACTGGAACTGGTAGACATGCGGCTACGATTGCGTACAAGGCTCTTGTTAAAGCCGCTGAGGCGGCAAAGGAGGAGTGAAATGGCATGTAACTGCATCAAAAAAGTCAACGTCGCGTTGCTTAAAGCCGAAGCAAACACGGAATTGGATATTCCGCTTTGTTTTAATCTTATAAGTGGAAAAGCAACTGCATCAACGTGTGTAGTTGCCACCAGCAAAATCAATCCGCATAAGCGAGGCAAAGCTAAAACGGTATTTGCAAAATATTGCCCGTGTTGCGGGAAAGCATATGAGGAAGCTAAAACGAAAACCAAAAGGAGAGTGAGATGAAAACGCGAAGAGTGTTAAGGGAATTTACGGTGAAAGATGGCGTGTTTTTACATGAAGGGTTTAGCTATGGAAATCTGGGTGTAGTCAGAGCATATTTACCCGATGGCACAAAAGCCGAACTCGCCGTATACGTAGACTCGCCGCCGAAGCGGGAACTGGTCGTGCCGGATGGAATATCGTGGCA